ATGTCGAAAGGTTGGCTAAAAGATAAAATTGCTAAGGATGTAAAATCTCATTGGGTGTTTTAGATAATGTCAGAAATAGCATATTCATCAACAAGACTTCTTTTAACACAGAAAGCTGCACTTGTAGCTTTAGTACCATCTAGTAATATTAGAATTGGTTACATGAAAGAAATAAATGATTTTCCTTGTATAACAATAAGTCAAACAGGTGGATCATCATATGGCTATCTAGGTTATAGAACATCAGCTGCAGGTTCTAAACAAAGAAGAGAAGATAGAACTATGCAGATAGATATCTACAGTAGAAGTGGTTTGCTAAATTTACAGCAAATTGCGGATGAAGTAGAGTTAGCTTTAATATCAGGAACTGGTTTCAGAAAGAATAATGATAATGATACCTATGAAACTGGATTAAATGCAAACCGAAAGATACAAACATGGTCATTTTGGGGCATGATTGATGATTAGCGTATTTAATAATGTAAAATGTATAATATGTATTTTAATTTAAAGTTGTAAAGTTACTTTAAGGTATATAAAATGGGAACTGTAACAGGCTCAGACGCAAATATATGTATCTATTCTGGTGCTACTGCTAAAACTCATGCAACTTGGGGAATCTCAGATTTCTCATTAACATTTGATAGAGGTTTAGTTGAGCAGGAACTAGTTGGAGAAACAGGAAATTGGTTTACATTTGGTGCGTTATCTATAGAAGGATCTTATACTAATTGTAAATTTGCTGCTTCAGGTAATGCTGATGCATTGCTAAGTATTGTAGATGGACATGATTTAATAGTATCAGGTTCATTAGGAACTAGTAATTTATCTTGGTTCTTTTCTTCGTGTCAAGTAACAGGATATGACATTGCAATAGGAGACGCAGATACAATTTCAGAAGCATCTGTTGATTTCACAGTGATGGATCCATACAGAGTAACCTACAACGCAACTACTGGTCATGTTGAGAATACAGATTAGAGGAGGATAAGTATGGCAACAACTACATATACAGGTGATGATGCAGCTATTAAGATAGCAACACGTACACACGCAACCCTTGGTCTTTCTGATTTCTCTCTGACTTTGGATAGAGGGGTTGTAGAACAAGAACTAGTTGGAGAAACTGGTAACTTTTTCACTGCAGGTGCACTTAGTTTAGAAGGTTCTTTAACTATGTGTAAATTAGAAGATAATGCAGGTGGAGATTTACTATCAGCAGTTATTAGTGGTACAAAGGTAGTAGTATCAGGTTCTTGTGGAACTAATTCTGTACACTTTTATTTCAAATCTTGTGCAATAACAGGTTTTGATATTTCTCTTGGAGATGCAGATACTATAACAGAAGGCTCAGTGGATTTCACAGTAATGGATCCTCAAAACATAACACAATCAAATCTAGAGTATGGTGTTGTAATTGCAGACGTTTAGAACGTCTTAATGTAGAACAGGTCGAGATAATGGAGGTGATCCGATAATGACCGAAAACTCTAAAGATAAATCTAAAATTAATCAGAAGAGTAAAGAAGATAGAATGAAAGCCTTAAAAGAAAAGGCAAATAAATCAAGTAGAACATCCCCAGAAGATTTTGTCAAACAATTAGCAACTAGACAGAAATTAGAAAGGGACTATGAAGAAGATAAATTATATGTATCTTTTCACTCTTCGCCAGAAACTAAAAGAACTATCTTGGCTCGAAAGCCAAATCAAGAAGAATTCCTAAAAATATTGACTCTCACCATAGAAGCCTCAAAGTTTGAAGGGAGAATGGATGAGAAGTCTCTTGAAGGAATGAAAAGGGTATTCATAGATCTTAATGAGATGGCAGCTGATTTGTCAATAGATAAAAGTTTAAATAAAGAATTCTGGTCTAAGAAGGTGTCGTTTACAACACTACAGAATTTTATAGGTGAACTTATTAATGAATCTCAGAAAGGTACAGGTGTGACAGAAGAGGAGATGACTACCTTTCGTTAAAACTAATCTTGGATATCTAGAATATGAGGTTTGTGGTTTTCTTGGTTTAACACCTAAAGAATTAGGAATCAAGAGAATTAATGATCCAGCTGGGGTAGCTTTCATAGAACGTATGATGATATATAAATGGGAAATGGAAGCTAAAGCTAGAAAAGATGCAAAGAGTAAATCAAAAGGGAAAAGTAAAACTGTACGAAGAGTATAGAATAGATGTATGTCTAACAATATGTAATATAATATGTAATGTATAATAATTATAGAAGGGTGATATTATCGCAGCTACAGTTCAAATAGAACAAGTTACTGGTACTGCAGGTTCAGAAATCTACACTTATAAAGATGCATCTTCAGGTACTAGATATTACACTACAGATAGTGCTGCTGTAGAAGCTACTACAAACCCTATACCAATACCTACAACTAATGCAGGTAAGAGTGGTTCTTATTGGGTAACTCATTGCATAAATGTAACTGGTGCACCTACAACATATATAAAGAATCTTAGATACTATCAAACTTGGTCATCAGATCCAAATACAGATTGGGCATTGGGAACAGGTGGAGATGTTATAATAGGAATATCGTCTAATACAATAGCAGATGCTAAGGTATTCACACAAGGATTTCCATCAAGCTCATATGATCAAGCAACAGGTACTGTTGGTTTGTTTGGTAATTGGATGTCAGGACAAGATGCAACATCTCATTCATATTATAGTGGGTGTGGTAGTACAATGTCAGGTGGAGCAACAACTATAGCTGATTTTTCAGATGTAGATAATGCTTACATGGTGCAATCTGGACAAGTTGTTGGAGCTGATACAGGAAGAAGTTGGTGTATAGCGACTCAAGTAATAGTAGCATCTGGTGCAACACAAGGCGACAAAACAGATAAGACAGCTACATTCGTGTTTTCGGAAGTATAAAGAAGTACGTAATTAATGTTGTTTATTCATCGAATCTCCAATTAAATGGACGGTGAAAGGAATACAATCCGCAAGGTGATTCATAAAAATGACTCAAAATACATTAGTATATCATTGGATAGCTCAATATTCTGATGGTATGTCATTACCTCAATATGACCCAAATACTTTTAGAGAAAATGCATTTGGTGATATTGATTTAAATAAAGTAATTAAATTTGGTTTATATCCATTTAGTAAAAATTTAGCAATAGGAGTTAGGAGAACTGGACAATCAGTTGTTAGTGTTCCTATATTACCTATATATGAAGTTAATTTAGATAAAAATAAGAGACTAATACATTATAGAGATGTATATATAAGTCAAGAAAGCTATCATCTTTGTAACAAATGTAATAAAGAATTTACATATGATACAACAATACAGAAGATAGATTCTAAGTATTCATCTCCTATATGTCCAAATTGTGGTGCACATGATCTTTTTGTTTGTAAGAACAAAGCATGTGGAAAGGTACATAAAAGATTTGAAGATGCCAAATTTGGGATGTGTGAATGTGGATCTCATCTCAAGAGAATAAGAATAACCTCTAAACAGCATTTTAGAGAAATGAGATGGGTAGACTATTATTTAGGGTCCCAGACAACAGTCAATGGGACGAATATAAAATTCCTCATGAAGATCTCCGAAAAAGGAGACTGTGAGATACTATAGTGAATTATACTATAGCTCTGACTTGATGCACAATGCGACATTTTAATATATACAATCTCGCTCGGGTCCATCTATGTATTCTTCTATGTTATTATGTATAGATTACTTACTCAATAGTGGATAATAGGTACTTTACCATTCATGAAAAGAGATCTGCAGCGAGAGATGCCTTAAAACGCATCCTCGAGCATGTTTGAGGGGTATCCTCGATGTTATTTAAAGATGAGAATAGATAGATATGGCTTTTACTGATACCAAGACAGATGATGTATCTGTTTTGGTTGCAGCTGACTGGAATGCTTTCGTAGATTATGCAGAAAGTATATCTGGCACTACATGGTGGATTAGCGGTAGCTATGCTAATCATTCTGGTAATTTAGATAAACATTATCCATCATCTCTTTTTAGAGGATGGTTAGATAGTGTATATGCACCTACTGGGGTATCATCTGATACATCAGGAGCCATAACCTTATCTTCTGGGTTAAAAGCTGATTCCACATCTCTATGGCATGATGGGCCTGCAACACAAGCATACCTATATGAAGTTCCTCAGAGTGCTCTAAAATCAGGAACTAGTTATAATTCAGCTGTAGCTAGTGCTCAAATTACATATTATTCTGAAGATGATTTGACCAGTTTATTAGATGATAACTACGCACCTTCAACCACTTCTCACGGACTTTATGCACCTTCTTCATTAACAAAAGATAGATATACTGAATACACTAATCACTCTAGTAATGTGACAGTTCACTACACTTCAGGGAATTTGAAAAATTGGATAGATTCTCTTTATGCTCCAACATCCAACATACCACAGGGAGCATTGAAATCAGGTTCAGAATATTGGAAAGGATATGCAAGTGCTCAGATAGCTACATATGATGGAGACTATTATCCATCAGGTAAGGTATCTAGTGGTTTTGCAACAATATCCCATATGTCATTAATACCACATGGTTTAGGTTCAATTCCTACCTATGCTAATGTTGAACCTAGTGGTTTAAGTGTTAATTTTGGTACATCTTGTAAATTAGATGCTACTAACATTACTGTGTATATGACTGCTGCTGGTAGTCACAATGTATTTTGGACAGCTAATATTTAATTATGTTTAATGTTTGTAATAATGTAAAATTAAAGGGGTAAAACAATATGCCGAT